TTAATAAAGATTGTCCACTTGTTGTTGTCGCGTTTACCATTGTGGTTGTCACGATTCTAACTACTTTTAAGTCTATCCCATAATCAAGAAAATTAGCAGCTGGGTAAAAATGCTCAGCTGAAATATCTGTATTATCGGGCTCCCCGAATGAATCTACCAATCCTTTACCAGAACTTACTGTTGTTACTTCATCCGCTGGACCCCAACGGAAGTGACCACAATATGCTCCTGTAGAACTAGAGACCGCAGGAATAACATTAGTAGCATCGATTTCTTGAACCTGTACTCCAGGCGAAACTTGAAATGCCATTTTTTGTCTCCTAAATTTTTTTTATTTCGAAATAAAAAGTTTATATTATTGTTTATGATAACTTAGTGTCATCATTAACTAGTATTTATAATTTAATAAAAGTTCACTTCGTCAACAACTGTCCAAGTATCACCACCTTCGCGGAAACTATCTTTTACAGGACTGCCATCATCAATAATTCCGAACGGGACCATGTCATCTTCTGCCATCATCATCTGTTCATCATATAACATTTTTTTCAATTCTAAGTTTGTTAGACTCTCGAAATATGGTGTAGTTATAAACCATGAGAACATGACAAGGTTCATGACTAAATCATCATGATTACCTCCGTCAGCTTCATAAGATGTACCTTTACCTACAAACGTTACTAATTCATTGATTGTGAACTTATCTATCACTCTTAACTTGTTTTCTTCCATTAACTCTTTCAAAGTAGAACAACCTATCTGTTTTACTTTTCTTGTCATTGTAACACCAATACCTGAAGATTTTACACTAGAGGTTGTGAATACATTTGGATATTCTAAATCATAGTACAAGTTATTTACTACAATTTGACCTTGATCGTTATTTTCAACTACGATTAAAGCCTCGTTATACAATTTTCCATATCTTTCTATAACATCTGGAAATAGTAGAGGAGATATCATATTATCTCTGTATATACCTACTTGTTTAAATGGTTTTTCTGTCACATCAAATATTGAGAATGTAGAGTAATCTTGTCCTCTACCTCTTGCAACATCAACTGTCATGACATAAACATGGTCTTTCGCAGGTTCTTGATACAAGTGAACATTTTCTTTAGTCCACAATGCATCAGCACCTTGAAGTCCTAGTAAACAGTTAGCACTAATCAAAGTGTTTCCTGTTCCTAAGAATGAATTACCGAATTCTTGTTCGAATTGTAATTCTGAAGTGTTTGCTATTGTTTGAGCTTTCCATTTCTCATCTCTACCAGGAACATCCCACCAGTTAATAGTATATGGTTGATACTCATTCTTTTTATTTAGAGCTCCTTCATATAGTTTATGATACATGTTTCCGATACCATTTGCTGTAGATGTGATAATAACTTTTGATTTACCACCTGATGTAACAACAGGATATGTAGATGTATAGAACTGTTCTGCGTTATCTACGAAAGCAAACTCATCAAGATATAGAAGATTTACTGATAAACCACGAATTGAATTCGCACCAGTAGCTGACGCTATGATTCTACTATCATTTTCAAACTCAATAGAACCTTTATTTAGTACTTTAGTACCAGGTTGTAAGAAGAATGGTACATGTTCTAACATAGTTGTTATACGAGCTAACATCTCACGAGCGGTCGAACCTTTGTTTGCGAGAATAGCTATTGTTTGTTCTGGTTGAAATAGTAGATACCAGACTAGATAAGCACAAGTTGTAATCGACTTACCAGACTGTCTACAAGCTAGTACGATACTAAATCTACTCTCATCAAAGTGTGTAATTAAATCATCTTGATATCCACGAAGACTGAACGGCACTAATCCGTCATCTAGTGATATGATTTTGATATAATTTTCAATGAAGTGAGCGGGATTTTCCATACACTTCTTGTATTCTAAGATTTCTTCTTCTGTCCATTGAGCGGCTACACCAGCTCTCTTAACATTGATATTACCTAGGTAACCTTCATTCTTGTGCATTTTGTTTTAATAACTTCTGTAATTCAGCTGATGAACCGACAAACAGATTATTCTGTATTTTGTCTGGTTTTGTTTCATCTTTATCTAATAGTTTCATTTTTGTTTGTAAGTCTATTAATTTCTCTGCAGTTTCACTAACAGTTTTAATTAATTGACCAGCTACTTCGTATGTTCTAGGGTGTTCTGATTCCTTCGCTATCTCTAATATACCCTCTATAGCGTCTTGTCCGCGCTCCACAAGACCGTAAAAGATTTCTCTGGAGTATTTGTAATCATTACCTTTATCTTGTTCGTTAGATACTATAGTAGGTAGATTCTTTTCGGCTAGTACGATTTCACCTTGAATATCAAGGAGCTCATCTAATTTTTTATCGACTTTACTCATAATATGTATTTATATCTATTTCGGATCGCTTGATTTATCGTCCGAATATGTTATAGTAGGTTGTTCAAACCATGTTGTTGTTTCGTTGTATGTTACATCATCATTAGCAGTAGCATCTTGAGGTGAAATTGTAACAACTTGATTAACTACTCTACCTGCTGCTTCTGTATCGATTATCTTACCTGTACCCTTTTCCATGTATGTTCTGACTGTAGATGTTCTTATCATCTCTGATGATTTCACAGGTCCGTATATGTAATTTTTCATTACAAACTCTAAATCGTATCTTAGAACTTGTCTTGTTTCAAAATCACCTTCGTATTCATCTGTTTGTGTAACACTAGACAAGATAATTGGTATGTCTCTTTTATCAGCCATACCAGGTACGGTGTTTATTGTTACTGTATAATCAGGTGTGAAGTATGGTAATATTTGTTCAATTATTTGTAATCCGTCATCTGTATTTTTAACAAGAACACTTAGACTAAATCCTATGTCATATGGTGCTGGTGCAAACTGATGTTGCATCTTCAATGGATTTGATGTATCAGCAGCTCTCATCAAAGTTTTCTTTGTCAACTTTCTTGTAGCATCATAGTTAATAGATGTCATCTCAAATCCCATTCTAGGTAGACTGATAGCACTTCTTGTTGTTTGTAAATTCGCTGTTTGTTGTAACTTAGCAATCCATTTACTTCTAGGACCGTAAGCTAGTGGTACTTTAATTAACTTACCACTCTCTCGTTTAATAGTAATGTTATTAAATAATGTACCGAATACAGATACACTTCTTTTAATAGTTTCGTGATAAAAATGGGTGTCTAACATTATGTTGCATCTCCAAAGGGATTACCTTCTGAAAAATCTATAATACCGTCTGCATCTGTTTCGATATCAAAATTAAAGGCTCCAGCGTCTGTAGTTAATTCTTGATTACTTCCGACTACTGCAACAATTCTTCTTGAAGCTAAACTATCTTCTACAGCTAAGTAATCTTGAGCTGATTGGTCAAATCCTGTACCAGTTTCTAGTAGTACTCTATCTATAGTCGGTGTCTCTAACACTACTGCATCTGTTCCTGTTAAACCGTCTGTAATATAACTTGGTATTTGTATTGATGATGTTCCTTCTTCGACCTTAACATAGAATCCTTCTTGTCCTGGTCCACTCATTGCTATCAAATCACCATCTAAGGCATTCTCTGACTTAATAACTCCATCTCTTGAATCTGTAAGTAAGAATGCATCTAGTGTACTAGTAGTATCAGTTGTATTAATTTTACCAACAGTTAACTTGTTTGTATCTTCACTCCAAGCTAAAACTGTACCAGATACGACTATAGTATCTGTAACTAGTTGTGAAACTGTCTCACCAACAACAAACGCTCTCTCTACATTTGAGTTTGCTAATGTTAATGTAATACCGGTTGTTTGAGCTAAATCTAAATCAGTATCAAGTTCACCGACACCTGTGTTGAAATCTTCACCACTATATTCATATAAGTCACAAGTCATCTTAAATGTGTGTAACTTACCTAGTTGATAGAATGGATTTTCGTGTTCGACAAACTTAATTTCGAAAACACTTTTAGTTAATGGAAAATAGATTAAGTCACCTTCATTAGGTCTTAATCCTGTTGCCAAGTTTGCATCAAGTGAAACGAATCTCTCCCAACTTCTTCTTGACATTATAAAATTTGCTGTATCTCTAACTTCTACACCGAACTTAGAATATAAGTCTCCTTCACCTTCAAATCCTTCGACACCTTCCAAATACATCTCAATTTCGTATGCATCTTCAAAACTTGAATCTGCTGCATCACCTAATATAGTATCTTCGTTTACTATTGTTCGTGGTAAGTAATAACAGTCGTGACCATACATGCGTAGTGATTCTACGATCAAGTCTTCGATTAAATTTTGTTCAGTCTTTACTGCATGACTGAAAAATACATTCGTGGCCATGTTATCCCTCTAGGGTTGTTATTCTTGCTAAAGATTCTCTAGTTGTTGTCATATTATTCACTTATTTTACTAACCATTCTTCTACTGAGGCTGAGATGTCTCGCATCTTAATCCAATTTGTTCCTATCTGTTGTCCTTTTTTAATTCTTAGTTTACCCATAAGACCTATAGTGTCCCACTCTTTTCTATTCTCTCTTTGTACATAAGTAGCAGTAGAATCAAAACTATCATTTAGGCGTTTTTCTCCAGAACCATCTAGTAAGTATCTTCCATAATCATCTTTTAAGTATTTTTGTTTCCATCTACCTTCTATATCTGAATCACCTATCATTCCCGCGTTTCCTGATACAACTCCTATAATAGTACCTGCTGCATCATCTGCAGTTGCTGGTCTAACTTTATTTGCTACTAGTACCACTGAAGTTCCAATTCTATCTTGGCTAGAAGGATTTCCGTCTGTCCATTCAAAGTATTCCGCGTAATCGGCACCACCGCCGTTAATAGAACCATCAGCTGTTACAACACCTGTTCCTGATACAAGAAACTCAGTATCGTTGTTACCATTAGAACGAGCTAGTATCATTTGAAAACCTGAATTGCCAGCTCTTGTTGTACTTATGTGAAGCATTGGTGCGCCAAAACTAGCATGAGAAGCAGCTATTCTTAAACCGGGATTACCGTTTAAAGGATTGTCCACATATAATCTAGCTACACCAAAGTCTGCATTACCGTTTATATTTGACCCAACAACCATTTTTTGGAAAACGTGTACGTCTCCGTCGGCTTTAAATCTTGTACCGGGATTAGTACC